TGAGGCTCTTCTATCACAGGAAGATTAGCTAGTAGCATTGGTGTTTCGCGATAAGAAATAAAACCACGATATGTTCTTATACGTTCTTTTACTGTTCGTTCAGCACAATGCTGTCTTACTGAATCATTAATAAATTTAGTTAATTCTTTATCCGTAAATAGTCCCCATGCACAACCTATAGTTGTTATCACTGAGCTATTAGGGACTGGAGTTACTAATTGTAAGTACCCTTGATGTTCATTCAGAAAATAGTCAGTGCCATTCTGCAAGGTTATAACTGAAGCTCCAGTAGTTATAGTAACAGAAAATGAAGTCAAATCTATATTTTGCTTAGGAAGGTCATAATCTGATGTAGTACCATCACCGAGAAAGTTAGCTTTGAATGAAGTAGAAGGATCTCCTATCTCCATGCGTAAGCGTCTAATAGCTTCTTCTAATTTCATATTTTATCCTAATAAATAAAGTCTATTCTTTCCTGGGCTAGTTGACGTATATGATTGTTAACCCAGGGACCTACATCCCACTGAATATTAGCTGCTACACTAACAGTCTTTCTAGTATTAAACTGAATACTAGTATCTAAAGAAAGTTGAGACTGAACATCCCAGTCTATGATGTTTAATTTACTCACTGGATTATAGATATTGAAAGCTACCGAACCAATTTTGTTAACCGTAGATACACCTACATAGTAAGCTATGCTGGCAGGCACACTTACAGTTTTACGAATATTCCAGTCAGAAGACTGAACAGCATGTACTGACGTTCTGTCATTATACCGAGAGTTTACAAGTATACTGAGTTGCTGCTTGAGTTCCCACGCAGAAGACCTAGACTGTACGACTGCTTTGCGAGTATTGAATAAGCTGGTTTTTGAAACTAGTACAGTCAAACGTGTATTCCACAGAGACACTTTACTCTGAGAAACAGACGAGCGGGTAGTCCAGGTACAAGAACTGGTCTTGCTAACAACAGTAGTCATTAGGCACCAGTATCAATCTGGCTGGTCAGATATAAAAAATCAGAACCATTCATAGTGTACTTCTTTCTATTACAACTCATGCAAGCTCTAACAAGATTGTACCAATAGCCAGTTGTGTCTAGGACCCAGTATCAAAAGTTACTTCAATCCCAAAACCATCATTATTGATTGGTGCCGAATTAGTTGCTGTTCTCTTAAACCATACAGCCGCAACATTTCCTGGAGCTATCGTGCCTATAAAAGCACCATTAGTATAGCTCGGAGATACTGGAACTGTACCAGTATTAGCAAACCAGGTTGTTACCCCTGTGGGAGCATTAGTAGCAGCAGTTATTTTAGCAGCCTGAGCGGCAGAAGAGCCTAACGTGGTAACACCAGCAGGGTCAACACCAATAGTGACAGTAGCACCGCCAGATACGTAAGCTGATGTCGGTAACCACGCCACAGTATTCAACATTGAATTGCCAGAACTAGTATTGTTATGAATGAATAGGCAAGCATAATCTACCTGACTGGCAGCATTTTCAGCACCAGTAATATCTGTGAAAAGATTATCAAGTGCTGTACTTGATAGTTGAGTTGTGGAAATATAGTTTCCCCACGAATTACCAGCAGTACCTGAAGTAGTATTACCTACTGAAGCACCTGGTGCGGATAGCTTGAGAAGAATATCTGAAGCGACTATTGCAGTCAAAATAAGTCCTAGGAGTCTGTGATTACTAAAGCGCCAGCAGCAAAGTTAATAGACTGAGTTGCCAGTACTTGCCAGGGTGAGTTAAGTGTCCATGTTTGCAGTAATGTTCCCGTTGTACCAGTAGCAACTGATACTAGCGCCATCCACTGAATAGGGAAAGCCATATTTACTGAGAATGAGAATGTAAGAAGTGCTGAATTAGATGTAGTAACAGGTACTGTTGCTCCTGCTGCTGTAAATGTAGCTTGCTGTCTGGCATAACCAGAGTCAGCACACTCAGATAATGATGCTATTGTTGTGAGTCCTGTTGGATCAGATGTGAGCAATGCCACATATGGTTTGATTGCCGCAACCCAAGATGCTCCATTCCACTGAGAAATAACAGAAGCATTAGATGCATTTACCCAGTACTGACCAATGATACCCGAACCAGGAGTTGATGTATTAACAATTGGCGCACTAGTATTAGTTAGTGCATTAAGCTGTAACATTGAACCCTGCTGTGCTACACCAGTCATGGGTACTCCTTACTATTAAATGCCACCCTGATAAGACAGGTAGCCAAGATTATCTAGATGTTCTGCTATTTCCCGCTTCACTTTGTATAGCTGTCCTTCTTTGAAATCCCAGAACTTCATCGGTCCCATAACAGAAGGACGACGTAAGCTGATATCTGGATTGTCCATATCACCTTCGTCAACTACTGACCGTCCGTAAACCATCTGGTCAATATCAGTGTTTACCCGAATCATACGGTAAGGAGTAGCTAGTTCAGCTTTACGTACTTCTACTTCAGGAAGAGGCTCATCAGAATCACTATAATCAATGATATCTTCTTTAGACTTTTGAGCTTCGGAAGTAATAAGAGCCATACGAGATGAGGATTCTAAGATGTCTTCCTTGCGAAGCTCCTGTAATTCTGCTGTCTTCTTACCTGTATAATCTGCTGGGCGTTTACGTGAAGGACGCTGAGGCGATGTTATTGTTGTAGGCATTTATTCCCCTTATAAGTTGTTCAGTTTATATTGTGATAGGCGGTTTGTTACCTTAGCGCCTTAAAGGTATTATTAATTACTTCTTGTGTCTACGTATGTAGTTTATCAGAAATTCAAGATGTTCAATACTATCATTCACTTGACCTAAAGCAGTGTTACAGTTAATGCAAAGTATCTCCCGTAAACACCCGCCGCAAGTCTCCTGACCTGGACAGCAAGTGTGGTCATGGTCTACACATGGACGAACTTCCTCAAAACTTCTAAAACAAGCAGCACATTTATTGTCTTGTTGCTCTAGAATTTCTTTGTATTCTTCTATGTCTAGTCCGTACTTTTTCTTTATACGGTACCAAGGTGCTCGTTCACGATTACAAGTTTTGCATTGTCGTGTATTACCAGCCCAATAGGTGTTGTCTAAAGTGTACTCGTGTCCTTGAGGACAATGCGTAGGTCTGTTTTCTTCTATACATATAAGGCATACTCTATGATTATCCGAAGTTAGCTTGTAGCTTCCTTCTTCATACTTATGCCCGTTACTACAAAAATCTTGCTTTAGATGGTGTGACTGACCTGTTGTACCATATCTTGAGAATGGTTTGCTTGGGTCTGGCTTTGGTCCTGGTAGCTGTAAACCACGTTCTCGGCGTTTTAACTGACGATAGTGCGGCTGGCACAATCCCTTAGAATGAACTACCTTCTCGCAACCTTCTTCTGAGCATTTCATTTCTCGACTTCCTCTCCCTGTGTGGTTGACTTATAAGTCTATGGTACCACATCAGGGGAGGCTTGTCAAGTACTTAGGACTAGTTTGTGCTCGCAATCAAAACACTTTGGTCTGTAATAAGACCTAGACCCCATATAGAGTACCATGCTAGTGCATGCTCTCTACCAAAGTCTAGAATACCACCATCACGTAGTTCAACAGGTAGTGAAATAGCATGACCAAAAGCGTTATCACCAATGAAGATAGCATTGTAGAACAGTGGGTTAGATGTGTTAGCACTTACATAGTTATTGTAAACCTGAGTAGTCTCAATAAATACAACGTCATTAAGTCTGCCAATTTCACCTAGAAGGAAGTTACCAGGTGCTGCATACTTAGTTACTTCAATGAACTCAGGGTCGTCACGTAGCTGACGTGACTGATGAGGATGGATGAAACATACATATGTTTCACCAAGACGCGGAACGTTCTTAGTAGCAAGAGTTTCCTGAGCATCCTTTACAACAGCAGTGGTAAAGGAGTAGTTACCTGCTGATAGCTGTGAAGCTGAAGTAGCTGCTGTACCGTGGTCATAAGGTGATAGTGGTGTACGAACGGCTGTGGATAGCGCGAACTTATTGTAACCGAAAATCATAGATGATGCCTGGTATAGAGTATCACGAGCTGAGCCGTCTAGATAAAGTGCCATGTTACGTCCAAGTAGACGTGAACCTGACGCCATAACATCATCGAAGGATGCGTTTAGAAGAAGCTCAGATACCGCGATAGCGAAGCCCTGCTCAGCAACAGTAATATCAAACTGTGATGCTGTAAGAGGGTTAGTTTCCATACGCACACCTTCAACAAGCTGTGAAGCAGGAGCAAGGTTATTGTATCGCATGAAATGGATAGTAAGACCAGGTGTAACGCCAAGTTCTGTCTTCTTTACGGCGAACTGCTCAAATCTCAAAATCGGCATCGCCTGGAATAAAATTTCTTTACTCCAGATTGTTTGCACAGCAGGAGTTAACTGTGAACTACCGCCAGCATAAGCTGTAGGGGAAGCTGCTATAAAGCTTGAGCCCGTTATAGATGAACCAGCCATAAGGCTTAATTCCTTTCTTTATTCATGAATTTAGCTATTAGAATAAGCCTCGTCCGCTACCAGCCCTGTCAAGTCCTATAAGCTTACGATACTCGCTGAACTCTGTATTGTTCATAGCTTGTATCTGTTGTGAAGTGTACTGACGTGGGCCGGATAGATTATCTAACGGGCTGAATGGTGTTCCTGTAGGTGAAGTACCCATAGGACTAGAAGGACTTGTAAGACTCTGAGCACCAGTAATGATACTCGCAGTCTTATCTTTAGCCTTCTGAATGGATGCTTCTATTTCTTCCTCTGTGTCCCCAGTTATGTATTCTGCTAAATCAGGAATTATAG